TTTGACTTTGCGGGCGAGTTTCTTTATTTCACCGAGCTTCGTCGATGAATCGAAAAGACGTTCATAATCTGTGACAGACAGGGGTGACTTCCTATCTGTCAGGTAGGTCTTTTTTTCGTCTAGAATCAATGGTGGTAATGGTAACTTTCCATCCTGTATATTTTCATACACTTGACAAATTTCTGTTTTTGTCAGTTTAATATTTTCCCCGGTATTCAACTTTATTAGCTTCCGAAGGGTGTTTAGATCCGCGTCTGGGTCACACGCATCTATCATATATATTAGACTGACAAAAAAGTATTAAAATGTATAACCGATGTTAAATAATTTCACTTTTTCTTCATAACTCATATTAAAATCAAATATGTTCGTATCTCCTATGTTTATTTCTATTTCTTCTACTGGTCGATTGTATTTTTCTCTATTTGATAACGCAGAACGGATCAGAGTTTCTACAAACTGTCTCGGTGTGTTTATATCCTCCTGATAGATCTGACTGGCTACTATTTTCATACATGTGACTTCGTATGGCCTTTTATCTAAGAATGGCGCCAATGGATATTCTTCTTTCATCCCACCATCTACATACGTATTATTCATGTATTTTCCACACGAAAATATAAACGGAACCGCCATACTCATACACACTGCATCTACGACCTTCATATCTGGGTGTGAATCTTTAGAGAAATACACAGTCTCTGAAGTATTCAAACAAAACGCCGCTATATATATTTTCATATCTATCTCACTAAATGTGGGGTCAGAACCACAAATATCAACCAATTTCTTCCTTATCGGGTTGATGTCAACAAAACCAAATTTAGTAAAGAATGAACCCAATTTGATTTTGACAAAATTGGAAATGTTCAGTGATATAGCTGTTTCCAGTATTTCATCCATGGACATTCCCATAGCTAAAAATAGTGCCAGAATGGCACCGGCAGAAGAACCTGATACCTCCTTGATATCCACGAGTTTGGATTCCCTAGCTTTGAGACAACCGATTAGGGAATATATACCCATAGACGCTGGTCCCAAAACGAGATACCTCATCTGCCTCCTACCTAATAGAACTGAGGAAATTGACGCCGCAATATCGCAAAGACAACCGCGAACACGATCGAATGCACCAACGCGGCAGTCATGCTCGTCTGTCCTGAACGGAACAGGCCTTTGCCTCCTGGTGGTAAAGTAAGGAGAAGACCTGGGCTCAGAAGCAGGAACAATGACGTGCTCACTAGGAGATCCGCCTTGGTCAACACTAAACCCATCGCCTTTGCGATGAGACTGTAGACGATGAAGAACACGAGAGCGTGGAAGAACGTGACACTTTTGCTTGTTTTTCCGTTTCTGAATGAAACCTTTTTCCCGTTTGTGGATACGAGTATACCAGGACTCAAAGTTAAAAAAAGCGCGGCTGGGATGGCCACTCGTTGAGCGGTAAGATTGGGAAGCATGTTACTATATGCCCATATAATTTTCGGCAAAGTTTAAGAAATCGTTCAAGCCAGCACCCCTCATCATTTCCTCGTGAAGGTCATTATCGTTTACAATTCGCCTGATATGACGCCAGATGTAAGTGAAACGAGATTCGTATTCCCAAGTTGACCTTTCCTGGAGAGAATCATGTTCCTTGAAACAGAACTCGACAAAGTCCACGAATTGTCCTGAGTGTTCGATATGTGCATCGTACAAGAGGGTATTCATCGTATTCCACATCATGTGTAGTTCATCTGAGTATTCGACTTCCCAGTCTTCAATATTCAGAGGAGTGTTTTCATTAATTTCTTCATCGTCACTGACTTCGGGGTCATAGCCATTAGTGGCTTCATATACATATTGACTCCAAACCATCGTGACTAATTACTTACTTCTTTGGAGGGTTTATCTTTTAAACCAGTTAACGAAATCGAAGTTGATTCTTTTGATTTAAGATTATCCTTAATTGCGTTTAAAGCGCCCTCGACTTTGGCTTCATCACCAGAGAAGAAGGACATGAGACCATCCTTAATGGCATCCTTATTCATACTACCTTTACGCACCGACTTGCGCAAGTTAATTTTACCTTTCCTGAGGTTAATGGTATCAATGCCCTGATCAACCATGTGTTTCTTCACATTCTCTTTGAGTCTCTTCTCTTCCTGGTTGAGGATTTTGATATCAGATTTCGCATCAGAAAGTTGTTTCGAAAGATCTACAAGTTTTGAGACAGTTTCGGAAAGCTCGTTCGAAACACCACTCATTAATTATATGTACATCCTAATCTTTAAGCACACAAACCACGTTGCATGAGATCGGGCACGATAGTGGAATTGTTCCAAACGAAAGGAGTTTTGGGGTTGGGGGGGTCCTTACGAATCTGCTGATTGGCGTTACGGAGACTGCCACCAACGGTTTCTGGGAGACCAATTTGCTGACGAGGATCAAGGAAGTTCTGACCGGCAAGGACATCTGATGGTGCGAACTGACCGAAGTCTTCCTGTGACGCAATCTCACGGGGGAGAAGGGACGAGGCGAGACCACTACCCTTGTTCATACCACCAGATCCCGCAGTGGATTGACCAGCGGAGGGGCCAGGGGCAACTGGTCCAGCACCGAATGGCGCGTACTCACGCTCAGTGATGGTGTAAGAAGATTTAGAGTTTAAATTGAACAGAAGGAAGATAAGGACAGCTACGGCGACCAACATCAGAATGCTTTGCTTACGGCCCTTGAACATCTTTTATATACTATTAACAAATTTTTTTTACTGCTCGTCATCATCATCGACAAAAGCATACTCCTCTGGGTAAGTATCGATAATTGGCTCTGGGTGAAGCCTGACCTGGACAAGATTCCAAGTACAAGCAAAATTTTTCTTCGCGAACCAAAGTCCCGAAAATTCGAGGATGACGTCACATACCTTATCCTTCTGGAGAGTTTCAAAATCAACAGCCTCCTGCTGAGAATTGAAAACCTTCGTGACCTCAAGTCGTTCACATGTCAAGTGATTGTCGTCTGTACTGGGTGTATACGCCCCCCTGATAACACCCTCGGACAATTTCTTACCGAACCAATCTGTGGAATTTGCTTGGGCGGCTTCGATATTCGCAGAATCGAACTTGTTGATCTTCTCGATGTTCAAATCAGACACGAGATCAAGGACAGCTTCGTCAGAGGCATCAGAAATCTTGACACCGTTCAACTGAACGAACACTTTACGCTTATCATCGGTGCGGACCTTTACAAATCGGAGACCGTCCTCACCTTTGGAGAGAGTATCGAAAATCATTTATACTATACATTCGGTCTATTTCTTTAAACCAACAAACGGTATCGCTGCTGCCTTGTCTAAAACTGAATTTGAAACCCATTTGTTTCTCCTGGGTTTATGACTGTATAATAAATCTTTCGTAACCTTCAAATTTTTTGGTAATTTTTTTGCATTCGTCATTCTCAAATTTGTTTCATTTTTTACGTATGAGTTGTTAGTCACATTTTTCCACTTCAGGGTTTTAACGTTAAACCTCTTGTTTCCTGAGCTATTTTCGTAGCCGTTCACTTTCACGTTGTTGTACGTGGTCTTCAATCCGTGAACCAACTGTTTCGAGAGTCGTTCGTCTGAGGGTTTGGTGGTGTAATTGTCATATTTGTAAGGGTTTATATTGGTGGCCCTAGCCATAGAAACCTTACCGTTTTTCCTCGTGGCTGGCTTTTTCTTGACTATTTTACTGTGAACACGTTTGAAAAGTGTTTCGATTGAGTCAGTGGGCTTGGCACTAATTCCAAAAACTCTAGACAATTTTAATAATCGTTGACGATCCTTCTCCTTCTTCTCCGGTCTCAACTTCAGCTTGTGCATTAGGTAGATGTCCTCGATGAGAAACTCTTTACTGGCTACAAATATCTTGTTATTTTTCATCAGTTTACCAGTTTCGGGGTTGCGATATGTTACACCTCTACTCCTAGAAATGACAACTTCATAACCGAATTCATTGGGACGCATGAAGGGGATATCTAAGATTCCCCCAATGTTGGTGTTTTCAACTTTACCAGTCTTTGTAGATAGGAACTTTAGGTTGAGATCGAGAGCGAACAGTTCCACGTCTATGAATACATCTTTCTTGTCTGGTTTGTTATTCTGTCTCGTCTTCTTCTTTTTTATGAGTATATACCTCCTAGTCACGTACGGACCCTTTGAGTCAAAATTTACACCCAAGAACTTGAATATTTTGGGGTGCATTTTTCGCATGGATGTGATTCTCTTTTTAATTCGTAGGTTCAGTTTCTGGGCAATCTGACCAAGTTTATCCCACATGATCAGTTTAGTGGCTTGGAGTTTGCCAAAAAATTCAGGGTTTACTGACATTCGAGGCACAAACTTCGCATCTATGTCACTCGTGACTATTCTATCATCCTTAGGAGTGTATATATTGAAAGCCTCCCCACCACTGATCACTAGGTCACCCATCGTTTTCATGTGTTCTGTAATTTCACCCACAGTTTGGAGAAGTATGTCACGTATGCTATCAGTAATCAAAACATACATTAATTTATCAAAACCCTTCGAGGCGTGTTTGGTTTTGGCATGTGTTCTAAACTTATTCAAATCTCTCTGAAGATTTCGATCGAAATACTTTTTCAATTTTGGATCCCTAAAAAGTAAGAACTCACTCAGAAACCTGTCCCTAGTGGGTTTTGAATAAATATGCTGATCCATTAGTATATCGGGATATAATAATATCGCCTGTCATAGACTTAAAGATTAGGGGTCTAATAAATATATAATGTCCCTTGAAACCATCCAAACCGAACTTTCTGCTCTCCGTAACGACGTGAAAAACCTAACCAAACTTGTGAGAAAGGTGAAGAACACTCAGGAGGATCCTAACGGTGAGAAGGCCAAGAAGCGTGCTGAGAACAACGGGTTCAACAGGAAGCAAGAAGTTTCCCCGAAACTTCGTGAATTCCTCGAAATTGCCGACGATGAATTGGCTTCACGGTCTGAGGTGACCAAGTTCATTAACAAGTACATCACCGACAAGGGTCTCAAACACCCCGAGAACGGTCGTCAAATTGTCCTTGACGATAAGCTTCGTGAACTCCTCGCCCCCCCAGAAGGCGTCACAGTGACCTACCTTAACCTTCAAAAGTATCTGTCTCCTCACTACATCAAGAAGGTTGACAATGATAAGAAGGCTTAAAAATTAAAAACATAATAATAATAACAACATGGTGAGCTTAATTGATAAGTCTCAAGTCGAACAAGTTGTTGGTACAAAAATAAAAAACCTAGGTTTGTACCAAAAAGCTTTTACACATAAGTCTGCTCTAAAAGAGTATGAAAATCTTACAGAGTCTTTCGAGACCCTAGAATTTATAGGTGATTCAGTTTTGGGATTTGTTATTACAAAGTATCTATTTGATCGGTACGAAAATAAACAAGAAGGTTTCCTCACGAAAGCTCGGACAAAGCTCGTTCGTGGTGAAACGTTGGCACACATCGCAAGTCACTTGAACCTCGATAAATACGTCATCATGGATGAAAAGGGGATGCGAAATTCGTGGAACACGAATACCAAAGTTCTAGAAGATGTTTTCGAGGCCCTAATTGGTGCCATCTACATGGATATAGGGCTCATTCACGCGAAGGAATTTATTCTTCGGATTTACCAAGACCCTGCCATCATCGATATGAATATGATAATGATAGATGACAATTACAAAGATCATTTGATGCGTCACTGTCAAGTGAATAATTGGGAATTACCTGAATACAGGGTTTCTGGGCACCACGAGGGAGTCTTTTACATTGATATTTACGTTCAGGGTGCATTCCTAGCGAGGGGTGTCGCGAAAAGTAAAAAACAGGCTGAACAAAATGGAGCGCGGAGTTATTTTGAACTCCTAGGGACCTACACGAAGTATGATTACACCTAAGTCGGCTTAAAAAGTAGGAAATAGAATATTGTAATATGCACCCAAACGTTAAAGCAGCACTTGGAAGGGAGTATGCCGCCCAAAAGTCAGATGAGTGGCTCGCCCTCCGTGGTAACATGCTCACTGCTTCAGATGCAGCTACAGCCATCGGTGTGAATAAATATGAAACACCGGCTGAACTCCTCCTCAAAAAATGTGGTCTCGGTGAAAAATTTACCGGTAACGCGGCCACCCGTCACGGTGAGAAATATGAAGATGAAGCACGGATTCTATATGAAGAACGACATGGGGAGGTTGTCCACGAACTTGGTCTCTGCCCCCATCCAGTGCATTCCTGGTTGGGTGGCAGTCCAGACGGTGTATCCGAATCTGGGAAGTTGGTGGAGATTAAATGCCCCCCGATGCGTCAAATTATACCCGGTGAAGTGCCCATCCATTACATGCCACAGCTACAATTATGTATGGAGATTTTGGACCTAGACGAAGCAGACTTTATTCAGTACAAACCAGCCTTGACTAATTGGCCTAAACCTGAAGAATTCGACGTCGTTAATGTTAAGAGAGACCCTGAATGGTGGAAAACCAATCTCCCAATTATGAGGGAATTTTGGGATAAGGTTGTCTATTTTAGGGAACATATGGATGAACTCCCCCCTCCCAAAGAGAAGAAGACCCGTAAGAAGAAAGACTTACCACCACCCGTGTGTGAAATTGAAACACTCCCCGAAGAAGACTTCTATCACGATGATTGACCCTGTTTTCTTTTCGTCGCGGTGTTCGCGAGAAGTTTCCTTCGAGCTGCAGTCTGTACGACGTTACGAGCTTTTTTACCCCTAACAACAGATTGAATCTTCGTCGCGGCATCTTTGA